AATTCCACTGTGGATGGATTTTATTTGTGAACCAAAAACACATGGACAAGATAAGTCTAGATTGGGACTAACTGATCAGAATAAAGTTCATAGTCTTCAAACTCATAGTCATGATCAGTTTCCAGGAATGTTTAATGACTACTATCATATGAAATTCGGTGGAGTTTGGAACATCGTAGAAAATACTGGAATCAAATTTATATGGACTCCTGCTATCTGGAACTTAGAAGAACATGATCTAAACGATAAGATTATCATTCCATATGGACTAACATATTATGATGAACAACCACAAACTAATCTTAATATTTTTGTCAAAAAGGATGCGCCAAACTTTATCTTGAAGGCAGGTACTCCAATGATTCATATCATTCCTTTGACAGAAAAGGAAGTAGAATATAAATGCCATCTTGTAGATTTCGAGACATGGGTTACTAAAAATAAAATCCCACCAGATTTACCAATGGTTTATGAAGGTACTCGTAATGCAAGATATAGAAAAGAAAAAGCATTTCAAGATAATATCGAGAAAGAAGAAAAGAAAGCCAAGTGTCCATTCGGGTTCGGAAGATGAAACAAAAATGGATTGATGCATTTATGGACACAGCTGATCGATTTGCTCAGCTGTCGAGTTCAAGACGTTTGCATGTTGGTGCGGTAGTCGTAAAAGATAATCGTATCATATCAATTGGTTATAATGGAACACCTGCTGGTTGGGATAACAACTGTGAAAATGAATTTGGATTAGATTTTAATGGTAATCCAACTTTGGTAACGAAAGATGAGGTAATACATGCTGAAGCAAATGCGATCTCTAAGTTGGCAAGATCGAACGACTCTGGGCTTGGTGGTGCTATGTTTATTACTCATGCTCCTTGTGTGGATTGTGCCAAGTTAATTTATGGAGCAGGTATAAATACAGTGTATTATCGAAATTCATATCGAGATACAAGTGGATTAGATTTTTTAATTAAATGTAATATAGGAGTTGAACAAGTATGAAATTTTATGAGAAAGCACTACGTAGTTTGGGTAAGGTTGTCACATGGCGTATTCTAGTGACCATCACTAACTTTATCGGTGGTTACATAGCATCTGGATCTTGGATGGTTGGTCTTGGTGTTGTTTCGTTTGCGCTAGTGGTGAACAGTATCCTATACTTCTTCCACGAACGTGCATGGAACAAAATTGATGCGGGTAAGGAAATTAAAGAAGATGGAACCAATTCTTAAAGGATGGGTGTGGAACATTCCATTTTATCCATGTTCGCTTAATGGATGTAGAACTGTAAAAAGTATTTTCTGGTATGATTCTTCAAATGATTTAGAGTTTACCAAACATACTACAGAGTATCAGATTGTAGTTCCTGAGTCAGAGATAATTATATCTCCTGTTGATCTTTTATATGTTCGTAAAAATTTAGATAGAATATCAAGAGAAAATATACAGATAATCACTCCAATAAATGGTAAGTGGGTTGTTTGTGATATTCCATGGCAGGAATCTAGTAAATCGTTTTTGTCTTTAGGTTAAAGCATGATTCATAATTTTTTAATACATCGTCTCAAAGATGTAATTGATCTACCGAAATTTCAAAAATTCAAAGCAGATAACTTCGATGAAATCTTTCCATACTACATGGAGTTGGAGTTAGAAAATTGGTATAACAAAGACAATAATTTTATAAATGGAAACATGAGTGGTTTTCAGGATAGAACTAGAACACTACCACACTATCTTAAGATGACTGGTTGGGAACCACTCCCAGAAAAAGATAGCAGTTTTGATAAAACATTTAAGCAGATAACTCTAGAAACAGCCAAGTCAATTGTTGATCGTGCCAATGGCCAGCAGATTGCTATTTCTTGGAGTGGTGGGCTTGATAGTACTACAGTATTGTTTGCACTAATGCAGTATGCTGATCCAAAACAATTACACGTTTTCTGTAACTGGTACTCTATCATTGAATCTGGATCTTTGTTTGATCGTTTCATTCGTGGTAGAGGAATTCGATATTCTTTAAATACATCAGTCACTAATCCAGAATTTGCAGAAGGATTAATTGTTACTGGTTATCTTGGTGACCAATTGTTTGGTAAACTTCAAACATTAGATTACGATCAGTGGAAACTGAATTGGAGAATTGGTATGACAAACAAACAAGTAGAGTGTATGGAAAGTATGTTAGAGAACTACCCCAGTGCTCATCGTGTTCATAACAAGAAACATTTTTCTAGATTCATCGAGTTGAATTGTAAGTGGCAGATGGGTAAGACCAATCGTATGCGTAACATGCCAAAGGAAATTGCTTCTCGTATGATTAACTTTTATGAGACTGTGGACTATCAGAAATGGTCACTTGGTTCATATGAGGAATGGCACATAGATTCGAATCCACTGACATACAAATTACCACTAAGAAAGTTTCTAAGAGAGATGATGGAGACTGATTACTACACTGCAAACAAAGTTGTCCAGACTTCTCACTATCATATTTTAGATCATAATTGGGTCATGCTTTTAGAGGATGGTACTAACTTACATGTAAAGGATTTTAAATGATAGAGAAGATTAAACAATTTTTTTTAGAGTTGAATGAACTTAGAAAAATATATGATTGTCCAACAAATACTGGATTAAATTGATATAAATAAAGACAGAATCCCAGCGTGATGATACCCAGCGATTAGTCTAAAACACTAAACAAATTATAGAGGAAAAATATGAAGAAGATTTTAGTTACATTATTGCTGGCAGTTTCTGCATCTGCCTTTGCTCAGTGGCAACCAACAAAACCTATTGAAGCGATTATGGCATGGACTCCAGGAAGTGTCAATGAATTGTCATTCCGTATCTTAGCTAAACAGGTTGAGCAAAATACTGGTGCAAAATTTATTATTATGAATCGTGCTGGAGCAGGTGGTGTGATTGGTACAGAAGAGTTGAGTAAGAAACCAGCTGATGGATATTCAGTTACCAACGTATCAGTTCCAGGTATTGCAGCAATGGACAAAGTTCAAGTCCAAGGTAATGGTCGTAGTTATACTACTGACAGTTTTGTTTACCCAACACACATTGCATCTAGTCCATTCGTGATTGCGTCACATCCAAATGATCCAGCCAAAACTCCGAAACAATTTTTAGATTCTTTAAAGAATGATAAGGTTTCCATTGCTGCGTCTGGTGGTGCACGTTTAGTCTATGAAGGTATCTCTGCTCGTGTTAAATTTCCAGAAGGTAAAGATGGAGTAGTTCGAGTTGACCACAAAGGTCCAGTCGATGCACTGGTAGATGTTGCTAGTGGTAATGTTCGTTATGCGATTGTTCCATCTCTAGTTGCAAATGCTCTTTACAAAGATGGGCGCATTAACATTATTGCTCTAAGTGCTCCACCTCCAATGCGTCAATTCCCAGGAATTCCATTGTTGGATACTGCTTTACCAAATTTCAACATCACAGGTATGTGGGCTCTTATGCTTCCAGCTGGAACTCCAAACGATGTAGTTGAATGGTATACCAGAGAGTTCACAAAGGCTATGAAGTCGGATGAAGCAAAGGCTATCTTCTATGATAATCTACTCTTAGAAAGAACAGACTTACAGAATCCTAAATCAATGGGAGAGTGGGTGAAGTCTCGTGAAAAACAGTGGCAACCTCTGGTTGATACAGTTTTAATCAAAAATAATCAAAAATAATCAAACTCTAACTTAAAAAAGTTATAAATAGAATCGTGTGATGTGCCAATTTTTGGATCACCGTTAACTTGTAAACAACTTAAAGGAATTACAAAAATGACAGCTACTACAGTTAAACCAGCAAAAGAATTTTTAGACGATCTATGGGAATCTTTCATGCCCTTACATAAAGTTGCCGAGATCCAAACTCGTCAGTTCTTTGCAGAAAAAGGTAAAGATAAAGAAGCCCTAGAAAACTTCTTCCATATTCGTCTCTCTAACGAGCGCATGAACATGATTGAACTTTCTAAGAAAGTTTCTGAACTACCAGCCCTAACAGATCCAGAAGAGTGCCGTTTGCTTTCTAAGCAAGCATGGGACGAAGCTGAGCACTTCCGTATTGTATACGAAGTTCTTGAGCATCTAACTGGTGAAAAGCCAAACCTAGAAAAAATCTGGGAAACTTATGGTAAAGTTGATGTCCGTATGGGCGCATCTTTGATCCAGAAGTATGAGGCTCATGGTAATCCAATCATGATGCACTTGTATCAGTACATGGCTGAAGGTCGTGCCTCTCACGTTTGGAACACAATGGCACAATGTGCTGGCGATGAGTTCATTCAGAAGCGTTATGATCGTGTTGCTCGTGACGAAAAGTTCCATAGCAATATCGGTCGTTTGATGCTTGAGAAAATTGTTACTACTCCAGAAGCACAAGCCGAATGTTTGTCTTTGGTTAAAGAAATGGTTTGGGATCTATTTGAGTGTTCATGCACTTCATTGGGTGATTTCAAGACTGCTTCTCCAGAAGTTCAACAAATCATGGTAGAAGGATATGGTCAACCACATCGTGATCTATGTGTTGAGTTCAATGGTAAGGAAGCACTCGCTGCTTAATTAACCTTTCTTTGTTATGAGAATTTTGATCTCAATGAGGGATTTTCGGATCCCTCCTAATAATTTTTTATTCGATTGCCTAGAAAGAAGCTGGTATTCTTTCCTAGGCAATCATCATTTAATCCCCCATGCAAATACAAGAACAGTTGATGAAACTATCGACTTTGATTGTTTAGTGTTGTCTGGTGGATCTGATAGTGTAGCAAGAAATGTTACAGAGAATCTTTTATTTCTCCATGCAATCAAACGCAAGAAACCTATCCTTGGTATATGCCATGGAGCATTTGTTGTCAATGAGTTGAGTGGTGGAAAGAATCAGATTGATTGGAACATTGTACCAACGCATGAGAACAGTGAACATGAAGTAACAATGGATGGCAAGAAAGTTCTTGTCAATAGTTATCATGGACAGACCATCACACAACTTGGTCCACAAATGATTCCACTTGCCATGCATGAACCAGACAAAACAATCGAAGCATTCAAACATCAAGCACTGCCAATTTATGGCATTGTGTGGCATCCAGAGAGAATGGACGTGCCAGTCCTACCAGAAGAAGTTGCAATTCTTTTAAAATAATTGTTGACTTTCATCAAATAGTACTGTATAATAGGTGCTGTAGTGATGAAAAACTCCTATATAAATGATAACCCTACGAAATGTAAGGTTGTTAAAAGTAAGTTTGACTTTAATCCGAAAGAAGAATATAATTCTACCATGAACTCGAAAATGATATCCTCGTTAAGCAGAAAGCATCTACCGCTAGTTAATAGTGGTTGGACATGCTCACGCCCACAGTATACATTTGCGATTGAGTTGGACAGTGGGGTTTTTGGAAAGTAAAGTAAACAGACAAAGTTTATTTCCCAAAACCCTCTACCTGAAAAGTTAGAGGGTTTTTTGTTTTAGGGGTTGACGATAGTGTCAACATGAGATAAGATCTCGCCCTGTTCTTTAAAAATTTGCGTACCAAATGTTCCCGAGTGGTGTAGTGGTAGCACAGCAGACTTTGACTCTGCTAGTATAAGTTCGATTCTTATTTCGGGTGCCAAACAAAAACACATTGATCATCTAATTGGTCAGGATGGTGTTCGTAAGGCATTAAATGTAGGTTCGAATCCTACTCAATGTGTTTTTGTTTGGTAAGTTTTTGGGGGTATAACTTAGTGGTAAAGTAGTAGGCTTTTAACCTATTAACCAGAGTTCAATTCTCTGTGCCCCTACCAATTATGGTGTCGTTAGTTTAGTGGTAAAACTACGGGTTGTGATTCCGTCATCATGAGTTCAATTCTCATACGATACCCCAATTTTTATGCCGAGATAGCTCAGTTGGTAGAGCACTTGTTTGAAGCACAAGGTGTGGGCGGTTCGATCCCGTCTCTCGGTACCAGTTATTCCCGATTAGCTCAGAGGTAGAGCAATCGCTTGATAAGCGATAGGCGAGTGGATCGTTACCACTATCGGGAACCAAGTTTCGCCCTATTAGTATAATGGCATTACACCTGTTTTGTAATCAGGTTACGGCAGTTCGATTCTGTCATGGGGCACCAAGTTTTTACTCCGATTGGTGAAATGGTATCACTCATGGTTTGGGACCATGGAGCGCAAGTTCGATTCTTGCATCGGAGACCAAAGTTTTGCATCGTTAGCTCAGTGGTAGAGCGTCTCGTTTACACCGAGAGGGTCGGCAGTTCGAAACTGTCACGATGTACCAAGTTAAGGAAGATAATGCAGCGGGGTTGGTCCTGCGACCAGCCTTGAAAACTGGGTTCTGAGAAATCGGATGGGGTTCGACTCCTCTGTCTTCCGCCAGATTATGCGTCTTTAGTAAAATGAATATTACACATCGCTACGAACGATGAAGTGGGAGTTTGATTCTCTCAGGACGCACCAAGAGTTAGGAAGATGGGCAGGACGGTAATGCAGCAGTTTGCTAAACTGTAGATTATAGGAATATGGTCACAGGGTTCGACTCCCTGATCTTCCACCAGAGTTTGCGGATATGATGGAATTGGTATACATATCAGACTTAAAATCTGAGTTCTCCGAGTTCGACTCTCGGTATCCGCACCAAGTTTATACGGCATTAGTATAATGGATAATACAGTAGGCTTCTACCCTACGAATGTGGGTTCGATTCCTGCATGCCGTACCAGAGTTTGGGCAGGTAGCTTAATGGTAAAGCAGTGAACTCATAATTCATTGAGTCTGTGTTCAATTCACAGTCTGCCCACCAAGTTTTGTAGTCATAGCCTGGAGCTAGGGTAAGGGGTGTTGCGGAACCACAGCGTGGCGTTAAATATCGAGGCGCAACTTAATCAGATTGTGTTCGACCTGCTACAAATTCATTATGCCCCGATGGACAAATTGGCAAAGTCGTCTCTCTCAAAAGGAGAAATGTTGTGAGTTCAAATCTCACTCGGGGTACCAAGTTATGTAGGTGGAGCCAGTTGGACAGGCACTGGATTGCAAACCCATGGAAGTGAGTTCGATTCTCACCATCTACTCCAAAGTTGCAAGTTAGTTAAAATACTTGTTGACACCAATGCCTAGATGGTGTATAATATAGTCTAGTTGGTTAGGAATTCAAAAGTCCCTTCTGAGTCTTTGTTGCGAAACAAAGCGTAGGGCAAAGTGGTCTGAATGTTGCAACTCGCTTACATTCTCCCACTCAGTGCTTTGATAGTTTCCACTTCAAGAAACTATCACCATGCTCGGTTCGTCTATCGGTTAGGACACTGCCCTTTCACGGCAGGAAGAGGGGTTCGATTCCCCTACCGAGTACCAGATTTAATTGTATTGGGTTGCCAATACCAGTAGGTGATTTATGCAGAGAACTAAATCCTAGTGACGGCTAGGCTCTGCTGAGTTACACGAAACCTTGAGATCATATCAGGAGGACGCTGGATAAAGTTGGAACGTAATGTGGTTGACAAACAAGTCCATGGACGGCATGGTAGGGCAGGTTCAAAACTGTTATTTTTGTCAAACATCCCAGTATAATTAAATGTGGTATTAGTTTAGTATTATCAAGGTATCGTGTATGGACGCATGCACTACTCGACAGTTAGGGTGCGACTGACACTGTCTGATATAACTGCCACTCGCTCGCCAGAGGAAGCACCTTTATTGGCAAATGGGCACGATAATACTAAACTAATATCATGGAGCAATTGATGCTATGGCGTGTGCATCCTCAGACTGTAAATCTGATCCCTCTGGGTAAACAATCTTGGTTCGACTCCAAGTTGCTCCACCAGTTCTCGTTACTACTTTCGTTAAAGTAGCGTTTGACTAGCGATAGAGGTTCGGTGGCAGAAAACCGTAAGCGAGGTGAAAACCCTCAGACTCTGATAGGCAGAATCTCAACTGCACACAGACTAAAGAATAAATGGAGATGGACAGAGTAACTGCTCGATTAGGGGCTGGGTTGGAAACCAGTAGCCTATACTTATTTTGGCTCGTTCGTATAATGGTCATTACGTCGGATTGTCTATCCGATCACGGGAGTTCGATTCTCCCACGAGTCGCCAGTTTTGTGGTAAGGAAAGTAAAAGGAGAATGGGCAACGAATAGGGGTTTGAACCCTGAGTAGTAGATACCTCACCTGCCACAAATTAGTTTTGTAAATGCTGTTTACAGCAACCGAGTTACAAGTTTAGAGTTGAGGCTCTAATATCGAAAGATAATTAGTTCACTAATACCGTGTTACAAGTGAAGGGTTGAGGCTCTTCTTTACATATTTTTATTATTCCAGTGTAGCACAGCGGTAGTGCAGTTGACTGTTAATCAATTGGTCGTAGGTTCGATCCCTGCCACTGGAGCCAGTTTTTGTTGTTTGTTATTATTTGAAAGGTTTGATATGGAAATGATTAATCTACGCAAAGCAAATGCGTTGCAAAGCGAGATCCGTAAAGCGATCTCTAGTTCTGGTGTTAGCGATACTGCTACCATCACTGAGTACACCAAAGATATTGCTGGTGGTCTTGAGAAAGCAATGGCAGATTATGCCACTGATGTTACTCGTAAGGTAGCATTGAACACTGCGTTGTTTAACATTCGTAAAAGTGTTGCTCAAGCAAATGCCAACAATGGTATTAGCGATATCCTCGCTGATGTTGAGTTGATCGATGCCAAGATCACAGTTTATAGCGCAGTTGCTACCAAAGCAGTTGCCAAAACTCTTGATGAGATCAATGCTCGTATCGAGAAGATGAAAACTGCACCAACTGATGCTACTGGTCGCAGTGCTATCTATGGCGATCGTTACAACACAGTGGAAACATCTGTTGTTGAGCAAAGCACTATTGATGCTGCCAAACAAATCGTAAAGCAATTGAAGCGTGAGAAACAAACTCTTCAAGATAAGTTGTTGGCTCTGAATGTCAACAGCATGATTGGTATCGATAATGTTGACGAGATGGTATTGAAGATAGAAGGTATTCTGTAAAGTTTAGAGGGACAATGCGAATACGAGAGCAGATGGATAGTTGCAAAAACTAATATCCTACAAAGATATTGGATCAGGTCTTGAAAACCCTATTCCGAACATCGTGCCCAAACTTATAGTGTTATGCTCCACGTTTATACTTGACTGTTATAGTCGCTGCTTGTTGCTACGTGGATAAACTCTTGTGGGCTGTTTTTTGAATGTTGCGTGTTGCATATTGCATCGCGACTATTCGCTTGAATTGAAACATTGTTCCTCGCCTTATTATAAGTAGTTCTGTTGCGGGAAGGGTCTGGTCACCAGCGAGGTCTCATAAGCCTTTGCCATCCTTGGTTCGAATCCAAGTCCCGCTACCAAAATGCCCCGATGACGGAATTGGTATACGTGTTGGTCTTAGAAGCCAAATTTTGCGAGTTCGAGTCTCGCTTGGGGCACCAAATTTCGGTGATGTAGCACAACGGTAGTGCAACTCCTTCATACGGAGTAGGTTAGTGGCTCGATTCCACTCATCACCACCACATAAGTAGTTAAGTTCGGGGGATTAGTATAATGGGATTACGGCAGCTTTGCAAGCTGTTTATGAGAGTTCGATTCTCTCATCCTCCACCAATGTATCTCGATGGTGTAATGGCAGCATAGCAGTCTCCAAAACTGTTGGTTGGGGTTCGAGTCCCTATCGGGATGCCAAGTTTTTGCAGGGTTAGTTTAATGGTAAAACAGCAGATTTCCAATCTTCGGTTGAGAGTTCGATTCTCTCACTCTGCTCCAAGTTTTTAATGAGGTAAGAAAAGAGGTAGTTATGCGTAAAGCAATCAACATAGATGAAGTCAGAGATTTCATCTTGGCACAGACTCCAGAAACCAAGATCTATATTGGTGGTGACTCTGAAAGATTCTTAATAGGAAAAGATTGGTACGCAGATTACATTATGGTTGTTGTTGTTCACATCAATGGAAACAATGGCTGTAAGATTTTTGGTGAAGTACAACGTGAACGTGACTGGGATAAGAAACGAGACAAGCCACGTATGCGTTTAATGAACGAAGTTTATAAAATTGCAGAGTTGTATCTAAAGTTGCATGATATATTAGAAGATCGTGAAGTGCAAGTTCATCTGGACATCAATCCAAATGAAATGCATGGTTCTTCTTGTGTTATCAATGAAGCAGTTGGTTACATCAAAGGTATGTGTAACGTAGTACCAATGGTAAAGCCAAGAGCATTTGCTGCTTCATACGCTGCAGATAGATATAAGTCGTACATGGCTGCATAGTGCAGGATTAATTCAGTGGTAGAATGTCACGTTGCCAACGTGAATGTCATCGGTTCGAATCCGATATCCTGCTCCAAGAGCACATAAGTAGTTATATCGCCCTCATAGCTCATTTGGTAGAGCATCTGTTTAGTAATCAGAAGGTGGTCAGTTCGAAACCGACTGAGGGCACCAAATTGAATAGATTATGTTATTTCCAAAAAAAAATAAACGCAGTAGATGGTTTGTGCTTTTAGCCAAAGCACTCGGAGAAAAGATAGGCAATACAGATGAGGAAGCTGATCGTGTTGCCTACATTCGTATTTGCATTGTTGCTATTTACATAATTGCAAACATCTTTATTATAGCAGGTGTGATCAGACATTGGTAAATAATATGAGTATTTTCTTAGGCATAACCATATACCAATCTACTATATCTGATGACTTCTATAGTTTTTTGTTGAAGGAATATGACAACTTACAATCATACGAGAAACTGTATCAGAATGAGAATTTCTGGGGTGGATCTGATTATAGATTCGTTAAAGATTCTACAAGAGATTACATACAGAGTAATCTAATTACTCATGTAAAACATTATATTAATACAATTAATGTTTCTTTGCGTGATCAATGGATCAACATTCAAGCACATGACGGATACCTACCAACACATAATCATACTGGTAATATTTCATATGTAATATACCTGAAAGTTCCAGATTACCTCAAAAACTATAAAGATAAACTACCCAACGATATAGGATATTCAGAAGGTGCGATACAATTTAATTATGGACATGAGACTTCTTTATTTCCCTGTAATACTATGATAAAACCAGAAGAGAAAATGATTCTTATGTTTCCTTCTGAGTTGCAGCATTATGTTTATCCATTTAGAGATAGAGAAAGTTTACGTGTATCTATTTCAGGAAATTTAGATTTATTATAATGGATATAGTAGAAAACTTTATCTACACTGAAATGTTAGATCATGATTTGCATACGCAGAGGAAGACTGCACACTACATGCAAAATTATATAAACAATGAGTTTAGTGATGGAAGAGAATTCAATGGGCAAGTAACCCTATCAACAAAGTTGTTCGACAAGTACAACTATCTAATGTATCCACTTCCAGGTATATACCAACTCTACAGTTCTATTAAAAACGTATTCCATAAAGTAAATGATGGATTGTACGAGGACTATTTCATTCAGTGTTGGTTAAATTTTTACTACAAAGGTGACTTCATTGATTGGCATGGACATTGGCCAACTGAAGCAGAATCATGGCATGGATTCTATTGTTTAGATGTAGAGCCAGAATCATACACAGAATATAAGTTAGAAGATAAACTTATTAAAGTTCCAAGTAAAGATAACCTACTCGTTATAAGTAGAAGTGGAAGAGATGTCCACAAATCATCCGAATGGACTGAAGATCGACCAAGAATAACAATAGCATTTGACATAGTACCAGCAGAGAAATTGTTTGACGTTGGTGCATATCGCAATCCGAATCACTGGATACCGATTTGATTAAAATTTTAGATAATTTTTATAGTAACGTAGACTATGTTCTTTCTCTTTCTACTGATGCATGTAGAAAGAGAGGATGTGGTGCAGGACTAAGAAGTGAATCTTTAGAAACTCTTGACAAACATTTATACGATACATTTTGTAGTGCAATATACTCTATGCATGGTATAGATGGCAGAAAAGTTATGATGACTACTTATTTTACTGAGCATGTTTACAATCCAGAAAAGAATGCAGGTTTAATTCATATAGATGGTAGAAACCCCAATGCATGCGATGTAACATTACGTGATTATAGATTGATTTTAGGTGGACAGATTTTCTTAACTCCTACGAATGATTTAGATACAGGTATAAAATTCTATAATGTCAATCAATCAGCTGGTTGGACTGAAGAAGAAGAATTTGATATGACATTGAATAAGTGTTATACATTTGACAAACAACAATTAGAAGAGTATAATAGAAATTTCTACGAGATAGCAGAAGCCAAGAATATACAAAATAGAATGGTTTCTTGGACTGCTGGAATTAAATACAGATCTAAGATGACAGAGAAACAACAAAATAGAATTATTCAGAATTTTTATATTTCTACATGAACAAAGAGTACATAACTGCTGCATTGTATAAATGGATAGAGTCTTTCTTAGAAAAACCAAATTCATTATTAGACAATTGGTCTCCATGTCCATATGCACGCAAGGCTAGGTTAGATAAAAAGATCTATATCGATTTTGAAGTTCCAAATATTTACAAGATTGTCTCTCTCTTAGATACGTATGATGTTTTAGTTATTTGTTACGATCATACTAAGATAACTTCTTCTCAATTTAACAGTTATGCTAAAAACCTTAATACAGAATTGATACCAAAAAATTATGTAGTGTTGGAAGATCACCCAGACGCAGTAGAAATTATCAATGGTGTGACGATGAATTTTGGAGAATGTGCTTTATTATTGATACAGAAACGAGATGCACTGAAGATCGCATCGGATAAGTTGAAGAGTAAAGGATATTACAAACTCTGGAGTCCCGAAGATTTAAATGAAGTGGTTAACTGGCGATGAAATTTTGTAGAATTGATTTAGATAAAACCAATTATTTAAAACTTGATAACTGGTATATGCATAGTGAATCGATTGCTGAGTATAATAGAATATACAAAGAATATTGCACCCACAAGAATTTTGCTAGCGTGTGGCGAATATTCGATAGTCAGTATAATGATGCTAATATTGAAATGATATGTTACTATGATAGTGGAAAGTTTGTCGCATGGGATATGATTCGATTGCACGATAGGGATAACGCTGAAACAATTGAATTTGCATGGGACTATAAAAATCCAGATCTTAAACTAGGAATAGAAAGTTTAAAGAATGCATGTGCCATGTATAAAGAGAGAGGATACAAATATCTTTATCTTGGTGAAGCAGCAAAGTATAAACAAATAGATGGCTATGAAGAACTAGGGAAATTATAATGTATTCTGTGTATCAACATTGGGATCCACTGCGCACCTGTTTGGTTGGCAGATCTTATTCACCACAATTCTATTCCTTCATCAAGAATCCTCGAGTGCGAACAGTGATGGAGCGTATTGCTGAAGAGACTGAAGAAGATTATCAATCACTGATATATTTGTTAGAGAAATTTGGTGTTAAAGTTATTCGCCCAAACCTAAGCGATGACTATAGAACATATATGCATAATGGTAAAATATTACCACCACCAATGTGTCCAAGAGATTGGACTATCATGCTTGGCGATAAGTTCTATTACAAATCTCAATTCATCCAATCAACGCATGAAGATGGATTTAATAAAAATTACTTTAGTGCCACTGATATAATGTGGGATGAAGCATTAACTCACATTAATCAGCAAGGCAACAAAATTATTAATGACATCAGAGTTGTCAATCCTCCGAAAGATCCTTCGTTATTGTATTGGTTTAACTCAGCATCTACTACACGTATTGGTAAAGATCTATACTTTGGAACGAATGGTGGATGGTGGAATAAAGACAAAGTACTTGATAGATTTAAAGATCAAGCACTTGATACACTAAAGAAAAACTACCAAGACCAATTTCCAGATTATCGTTGCCATGTTATTGATACCGAAGGACATGCCGATGGAACATTCTGTCCTGTAGTCCCTGGACTTATCGTTAGTCTCTGCGATATACCAACATACAAAGATACATTCCCTGATTGGGAAGTTATCTATCTCAAAGATCAAGGATGGAATAAAATAAAACCATTTCTGGAGTTGAAGAATAAGAATAGAGGTAAGTGGTGGGTTCCAGGAGAAGAATTAAACGATGAGTTTACAGAGTTTGTAGAATCATGGCTTGGTCATTGGGTTGGCTACGTAGAAGAAAGTATGTTCGATGTTAACATGCTTGTTATTGATGAAAAAAATGTTGCATGCTCTGGATATAGTGATGAAGTATTCAATGCATTTAGCAAACGTGGTATCACTCCACATCTTGTTAACTTCAGACATCGTTACTTCTGGGATGGTGGACTTCACTGTATCACTTCAGACATAAGTAGAGAAGGAACACTAAAAGATTATTTCCCTGAGAGATCGTTATGAAAACATATTCAGTTGAATCGTATGATGATTTAATACCAGATGACATTCGTTGGAGAGTCTGGGATTACATACAAAATCAAACCTTCCATGCTACTCGCAAGGATGTCAGTTATCCAGACGTTGGTTCTGTGATATACTACAAACCAATAGACAACAAAAAAGAATACATGGATGAGAGTGTTCCATCAGTGAACAATCAGTATATGCATCGTTGCGTATTTGGACTACGTGGTGAAGGACATCCAGTCATTCAAGAATTGTGGGCTAGTATAAATTCCAACTTTGGTAATCAGTTCGTTATCGATGGTGATACAGAAGGAATGGCTGATCCAAAGTTGAGACCGAATGCATACTCACTATGCTATGTGAACGCACAACCATCAGAGACAATCAAACGATCTCATGCAATACATAGAGATACAATTGACCTGCAACAAGAAAAACACTATACTATACTCTACATGGCCAATCTGCAATGGTATCCAACATGGATGGCAGAGAATGTATTCTATGCAGATGACGAGAGCACTGGTGACACACAACAGTTCCAAAGAGGATTCGGACAATCCAGAGAATTCAATGTCGGTTATCCATATGCAATAGTGTCACCAGTCGCAGGACGTGTGGTAATATATGATGGAAGAGCAATGCATACAACAAAACCAACTGCACCATGGGCAGAACAAATGCGTTACGCAGTAGTATTCAGAGTGAGAAAGAAATGAACGAAGATCAAATGTCACCAGTCAAAAAGACTGTCCTACAATGTGATGGTCAAGAAACTATCCATGAGTTGTGGTCAACACCAATTGGTGTATCACGTCCATTTACACAAGACTTCATTGAGAAATTAAAAGAAGATGTATTCAAGTATGTCCTTCCACGTGCTCAGAAGAATAGTGTAAACGTCTGGGATCTACCAGACCTACCAGATACGATGATGGAAGTGCAGAAAAAGAAATTAGAGTTGGCAGAGAAAACTCTGACATTACATTCTGAGATGCCACTACCACCTATGCGCATTGCCAAGGGTTACTTCAGACACATTCTTCCGAATGCAGAATATCGTATTACTCCACACCAGCATGGTTCAACTCTTGGTGTTGGTGTATTCTATATTAAATTACAAAATGCAAATCCAGGTAATATGGTATTCATTGATCCACGTGGTGGAGTCAATTGGTCAAATCAGTTTAGCCCATTTAAACGTCTAAGATTAGAAGAAGGTATGATGGTGGTGAGTCCAGGATATCTAATTCATTACATTGAACCAACTGACTATCAAAAACCAGTCTATCAAGAGCGAGTGCTGATTGTATCAAACATACATAGAATGTATGAGGACTGGATCAAGATTCTTGAGAATCAAGATAACGAGAAAATGATTAAGTTTATGGCAGGTAACGAAGGCTAAGAAATGAATGTTATAAAATATCCTGTGGGTGCATTTTATTTTAAAGTTTCTGTTGATGAACATCTTCAATACAAGCAAAGTTTTCTTTCTATGTTAGATAAACATCCTGAACCAACCGATATGGAAAAACAATTTTTTAGTAAAATAGATTGGATTTATAAAAACGATGAGCGAGAGTGGGCTACACTTATAGGTGGATTAATTAATAAGTATAATACACTTATTGGAGAAACTGTTGGATATTGTTGTCCAGAAATACATAATATATGGTTTCAACAATATAAAAAAAATAATATACACCCATGGCATGTACATAGTGGACAGTTTGTTGGAGTTTATTATGTTGAATTACCAGATGATTGTCCAAAAACAGAGTTAGTGTGTCCTTGGGATAATAAAGTTATATCTGTTGATGTCAAAGAAGGAGATATTTTGATCTTTCCTTCTATGATCATACACAGAGCACCAGAAGTTATTAATGATTCTAGAAAAACTATTATATCTTGGAATTTAGTTTACAACGAAATTATACCACCATTCACAGAAAAATTTAATGTTACACAAATAAAGATAAAGGATCCGATATATGACTGATGAAATTAAACCAATGACATTCGCAGATAAATGGCATGCAGAGAAACTCTTAAAGCGAGCGAAGAAAAAAGCCAGAAAACAACTTGAATCTAAAGGATTCAGCAAAAGCGAAGCGAATCGAGCAGTAAAAGGTGCTGTCAACAATATTGCCAACAAACCTGTTAAACGTGGATCTGGTCGTGGTGGATGATAGAAAATTATAGGGAATTAACATGATATTAGTGCTAGATGATGTGATGTCTAAAGAATATTCTGATAGTTTAGATAATTTTCCATATTGGTTAAAATTTTTCTATACTGAAAAGACAGTTTATGCTGGTAATGAATATGAGATTTACCATGATGAGAACATTTTAGATTCTGGGCAATTATCAACACCACTTTATGTACTAAATGAGTATAAAGAAACCACTTATGATATCATAACTCCAATACTCTATGTGATTAAACAAAAGGTTCCACAAATTAAATTTAATCATGAAGTTAGAGTGAAATATAATATAATACCTAAAAACACAGATTTTACTCCATCTAATTACAATATACCACATCATGATGCTGTTAGCAATGCATATACTATAGTTTACTATTGTAATGATAGTGATGGTGATACATTCCTGTTCAATGAATTCTACGATGGAAAGAATCCAGATAAACTCACCATCGCCAAGAGAATTGCACCGAAGAAAAACAGATGTGTTATATTTGAATCAAATAGAATGCATGCATCATCCAGTCCAGTATACAGTAAAGACAGAAGAGTTATAAATTTTGTTATAGATGCCCATGCAAGTAATTGATGATTTCTTTCCAGAAGGACAGTTCAAAGAACTACAGACAAAAATCCTTAGTCAGAGCATGCCATGGTACTACATATCGAATATATCAGTACCACCATATCTAATGGTGAATGATCCTCTGGCTATTGAATCATCTGCAGTCCAGACTAAATTATATGATAGACAATTAAATGTAGAAACAGAAGAGTATGTTAATCTGAAGCAATATTTCACTTACATGATGCATAAACTTGGTTATACGAATGATAATTTATTAAGAATCCGAGCAGTCACAACATGGCCACAGAAAGGCATTACTGCAGAGAATTATAACATACCACATGTGGATCAGCCTAGTCCTCACAAATCGATAGTTTTCTATTTAAATGATGCTGATGGAGACACAAGGTTATTCCATCAAAAACAGAAAGTGCTCCCATCATCAGTCAAAAGATTAGACGATGATGCTTCTGATGAGGAGAAAGAAGAATATGCATCTTTCTTTATTCGAAGTGGTTTTACTGTTGAGCACACAGTGACACCAAAAGCCAATCGTCTATTAATATTCGATGGATTACAATATCATACATCTGGTCATCCAATCGACTGTGAAAGACGAGTGATTTTTAACATTAACATAGGTGAAACAACTCAAAGAGTTTATGATTAATGTAACAAATAATTTTCTGATAGATGATGAAAGTCAATCAATATGTTCAATTGATGTTACAACCTATGGTAAACGAGTTTGGGATGTGCAAGAACAATGTAGTGATGTTAAGGTTAAAAGATCAAACATCAAACCATTTGTAGTAGAATTGATCAATAAACATAACATACCTTACTCTTGTGCTGTTGAACTATTAAAATATCCAATGCATGCTATGTCGAGTCCACATCAAGATGTAAAAGGATCGCACTTTGATTCTTCCAGCAATCATAGGATAGCTGAGTGGAGTAAAACAGGTATTGTGCTACTCAATGATGATTTCGAAGGTGGTGATTTATATTTCCCTAATCTTGGAGTCACATTCAACAAAGAATATAAAAATTGTTTAATCGAGTTTCCAGCTGGAGAGAACGAACTTTATACACATGGAGTTACACCAGTTACATTAGGTACAAGATATACTTTAATTTTTAGATGGGAGAAACTATGATTGATTGCATGGTTGTTGGAGATTCAATAGCAGTTGGAGTTGCAATGTATCGCCCAGAGTGCGTGAGTTATTCACGTGGTGGATGGAATAGTTGGCAGTGGAACAAAGATTATCTTGGAATGGCATCAACCAAGCAGACAAAGACCACAATCATATCACTTGGTGCCAACGATCATCCAGGAGTGAAGACTGAAGCTGAATTACGTAAAATGCGTGCGCAATTGCTCACTGAGCGAGTATATTGGATCAGTCCTGGGATGGAGAGAAAACCGAAACAACAAGAAGCCATTGAGAAGATTGCGAAAGAATACGGAGACGTAGTCTTACCTAGACCAGAGAAACAGATGAGTCCCGATGGAGTCCACCCGAATCCCGCTGGATATAAAACGCTGGCAAGCCAGACCAAATAACCCCACCTAGAGTGGGGTTTTTATTGTCTGTAGTGGAGAGACGAGATATAATCGAATCTTTAAGGGGAATCTATGTTTGAAGTCACAGACGAGTCGGGTAATACTTTCGTTTTCGAATCTTTCGAAGAAATTTCACACTTTTTTAACGAGTGCGTGTGGGCGGTAGGGGCTGTAGACGCACAAATCACAGTGAAATTCGCTAATCCCCGCAACGATTGAGGGGAATTAATCCCTGTGAAATCAACAACTTACGAGTGGAGAAAAAAGTGGTTGTCGGTAATGCTGGGCTGGAATAAGATTACTCTATCGTTGAAATTATGGAGAAAAGTGAAATGAAAAACGTAACAGCTATCACCTTCGATGGAACTAACTACATCGCTAAAGTTGGCACCAAGACTATCAAGTCTTATTCTAAAAAATATGTGGAGCGTCAAGTGACAAAAATGGTCGGTGACATGGATGTGCACATCGCTGCAGTGGCTGAAAAGCAGTCTCGTTTCGACATCAATACACGATTCGGTTTCGTGGAAAAGTTGGTGAACATGGTTGCTTCTGGTGTTCAGCCATCCGCTGTTATCACTGGTGAAGGTGGTCTCGGCAAAACTTATACCGTAATCAAGACTCTTGAATCCAATGGTCTCAAGGATATCTCTGATCTTGCTGACTTCCAAGTTGGTGATGTGCTCAATGCACGCAAGTGTTTCACCATGGTTAAGGGTTACTCCACTGCCAAGGGTTTGTATCGTACCCTGTTCGAGAATCAGAAATCAGTTATCGTGTTTGATGACTGTGATGCAGTGCTGAAGGATCCAGTTGCCCTAAACCTGCTCAAAGGTGCATTGGATTCTTACGGTAAGCGTATCATTTCTTGGAATGCTGACATGAAGGACGACGATCTGCCACGCAGTTTCGAATTTACTGGTCGTGTGATTTTCATCTCCAACATGGATCAAGACAAGATTGACCAAGCCATCCGTAGTCGTTCAATGATGATCGACCTGTCGATGAGCACTGATCAAAAGATCGATCGTATGGAATTCATCGCTGGTTTGGCTGAGTTCTTGCCTGAGTACGATGCAAAGATCAAGTCTGATGCATTGGCTTTGATTCGTGAGATCAAAGACGAAGTGAAAGAAATTTCTCTGCGTACCCTGATCGCTGTGTCTAAGGTTCGTGCTTCCAACAAAGATTGGAAAGATCTGGCTACTTACATGTTAACTGCTTAATCGGAGGATTTATGATGACTTACAAAGATGCCCAAGTGGCAACCGAAATGTTTGACAAGACTCATGGATCGTACTTTGATCGTGGTGCTTCTGATTCTTACTATCATCGTCCACGTGACCCACATCGTGGTGGAGTTGGTGGTGCTTCTGGTCCAAGAATCGAAGCAACGAATCCAGCAACGATCAATGAGTACAATGCTGGCTATGATTACAATGAGCAGTTTGGTGACAAGAAAGATTGGAATTAATATGATTGATAGCCTTGGAAAAGAAGTGGTGTTTGTTCTGCATGAGGTCAACGATGATGGTGAATCCATCCTTGGAGTGTATCGTGAGTATGCCGATGCCTTGAAGGATAAGTATAACATAATTCGTGATTATTATGACATTCCCGAAGATGAGGTGGCAGACGAAAATCTCGATGATGAAATCGAACCCAATGGTGCTTACTACACCATTTTAAAAAGACAACTACTATGATTAATTGCAAATTGACCACTAGTGAAGACGATGTAAAGATTAAATCAGTCCTTACTATGTTAGAGGAAACTGGTCTAATTAAAAAGTATCTTGGAGCATGTACATCTGCTTCCAAGGTGCTTTACTCATTGTTACTTCAGAATGGAATACGTTCCAAAGTGGTGATTTGCAATGCACTTCTTCGAGTCCACGTACCAGATAAACCGCAACAACTATTACTGATAGGTTTCGCTGAGACTGTTAAACTAGAAGCCCATTTGGAAGACCTACATGCAGTGGTGATAACCGAAACGAATCCAAGATGGCTAATTGACACCAGTATTGGTCTACACTTACCAACTGAGCACAAGATAATCTGTGAAGTTGCCGATGAGCATGACATACATCTGGGTAACTATAGCAATCCACTTTACTCGATTACTTACACTAAACGTAAGTTAACCAAGCATGATTGAATCAATTAAGCGTCTCAAAGCCTATCATGAAGCGATAGAAATTCGTCATATTCAGGACAGGCGAGCACAACGACAACAGGAAATTCGTCAGATAGATATACGTCTACAAGCCGAAAGAATACGTATAGAAAGAAACAGGGAGTTAAATCAAAATGGTCAAAACATCGATAAACTTGCATAGTAAAATCAAACAAGGTTGCGCTATCGCAATCGTTCTCAGTAGTGCCCTAACATTGTACTTTAATTGGGGAAATGACATTGGACTCATGGCCATGGTGGCAATCGTTGGCTGGATGGACAAGGTGTTTGGTGATGAATAAAATACTAAGTGATATAGCCAAAGAAGCACTAGTGGAGCACTGCATCTCTCATGTAAGACTCCAAGCATTTGCTGAGTTGATTGTGCGGGAATGTGCTCAAATATGTCAAGACCAGCCTAATCATTATGCTTTGAAAACAGACAGAGATAATTGTGCCGTTGCAATTAAAGAACACTTTGGACTCGGGAAAGACATGAATCTACTCAACATCGCTGCTGGGGATGCTATCATTGGCGTAGATAAGGAATATAAACTCGCTCCACTGGCAGACGCTGATGCATTTGCTCATCAACGTAAATATACCTATATCGTAGATGAAGACTCTAGTAATAGCAGGTAATGCGCATGAGGCAAAGTACTGGATCATAAACGATCTGGGGAAGAAATATCCCACCAATAACTCACTAAGCATGTTGGATTATATCATAGTTAGCAACCCAGACCAACTACGAGGAATGCGAGATCCTACAGGTATATTCGTAGGAACTTGGAAGCAACGACCAGATATATTCGAATTGCTTAATCGGCTACTGGTGAATATGATCGAGCCAAGCAAGCATAAGATAATCCAAGACTTACTGGTAGAACATATAATGAAAGAAACCCAATGAAGTACTACACAATCGTTTTTCCTGGAGAATGCGGACAACATGTGCAAGAAACATGGCGCACCGACCAGATCCTACAGTCTTACTACACTTACTGGGTAACGAAAATGATCCAAAACAATAATTACTTGGACATATCTGAAGAACGCTGTATAGACGACTGGTGCGTTGTTCACTGGGCAATAGAAACTGATGAATGTGGAAACAAAGTATGAACGAAGAAGATTACGATGTAGTAATCGACACACTACAAAAGAAAATCGATGCCCTATGGAAGATGACTAAGTCTAATATGGATAATGATATGATGAATATTATGGATGATATTCGGTTAAAACAGATAGATGAGTTGAAGAAAGCAATAGAACTATGGTTATGGAAGGAAAGAAAATGAACGAAGAATTCATCTATGAAGGTAAACGCTATAGATATGATCCAGACTATGATACCTTTCGTAGAGTGGACGATGAACAAGAAACAAGACTGTCGAAGTATGGATGGATCGTGCTTGTGGTAATTATTGTTTTGATTCCACTATGGTTATCGTAATGAAAAAAGCCAAGACAGACAAGGGATGGGCTGGTCACAAGTTATTCGGTTATACGTATAGCGATAGAGACATAAGAACCAATGAGGACAAGTATCAAGACGCTGTTCTGGATAACCTAGAGAATCGTGCTAAAAAGTCTAAGAAGAAACAATTAAGGAGAAAGACAAATGTTTTATAAGGATGAATTCGTTGGTAATTGGGAAGATATGATATACGGTGATATCACTCAAGCAAAATCACACTTAGAACTAGAAAGTCTTATCAACAAATTGCAGAATAATCTTGGTACATTCTACGAGCACACCGCACCTGATATCATAAAACAAACGCATCAAAAACGTCTAGAAGAAGTGTTGTTGTATTATCAGCGTATGGGTGGATCGTGCTAGTGGTTATCGTAGTGGGCAAATTTCGTACTTTACGTGATCATAGCCCAGTGAGATACGATGGCGTATAAACCAAAGCCCTGCCCTAAATGCGGCACAGTGCACACCAAGCGTGGTTTGTTCTGCTCTCGCTCATGCGGTAACTCACGTGCGATGCCAGACAAGCAAAAAGCCACGATGTCCAAGGTGAAGAAGGAATGGATGAACACGACTGATGGTGGTGAAGAAGCACGATGGCGCATCAACAATCACGATAGTCCTGAGCCGATTGCACCAATGAAATCAATTGATCTTGGTGCTGGAAAATTTGTGGAGGATGGCGACCTGTGGAGCGAAGTGTGATTCTGCAAGTTGCAATTTAAAGTTGCCTAGACACTTGACTTAGGGCATAATAACAGTGTTAGGGTTCATCGAGATAACCCTTTGAATAGTATGGTCTATTTTCCCTGTAATATCAACAACTTACGAATGGTGCATATAGTGCTTGTCTCTAATGGTGTATGGCTGTAGAATATACCTTATGAACTCGAGAAAAGGACTAGAAATGAAACAGTTGAATGCGTATGTAGCCAAGAAGAATCAGTGGAATGCTATCTTCAAAAGCACTCAGTACTCTTTGGAAAACCCAGTCGATCGCCAGCGTCTTGCTGATTGCATCGATTCTGACCTCAGCCCTGAAAACCTTACCTGTGATGGTGAACTTCCACGCAGTCAGGTGCAAGCGAAGTATCGTGAACTGACCACTGTGGCACGTCAACTCAAGCAGCTGGATCCCTCAGTTAAATTTTACGAATTTGAATAAGGACTGAAAATGACTGAATTTGAAAAGAACTGCTACGGAATGACTCAAGAAGCCATTCGTAGTGAATATATGAATTCCATCACTGCTCGCCTGAGTGGTCTGGAAATGGTTGCGATGGGGGTTCTCTCTGATGCGCAAGAACTGATGACATTTGGTCATGACCAAGCAACTGATCAAGCACGCAAGAACATCAATATTGCCAAATTCATCTTGTCTGAGATGATGGAAGCAAGGATGCCTGCCTGAGAGGGGTTCCACTCTAGGGAGGGGTTCTCTAGAGGGGTATCTCTATACACTACAGTATAGGACTATATTATGATTAGAGTGATTGTTGGTTTGTTTATTGTGTTTGGTGCTGTTGGTGGCATGGACAATGCTACAGATAGTGAATTGTTACCACTGTTGGCACTTGCTGTGCTTGGATTGACATCGATGTACTACGGAGTAAGGAAAATCAATGGCTAAGATACGTGTGATTGTTAATGGTGTTTCCTACAAGACCACCACGACTGCGATCAAGAATCGTAGTAGCAGTGATTTTACTATGCAAAATGATGCATTGTTCTATGTGCTAGAGTGTATGGGCAAGCATGCTGGATTTGGCACGACTGTTAGATATTACGACTATAAAATGGTACAACACAAGTATGATGTGCAGCTAACACGACTGTGAGAGGAGGGGTATCCCTTTTGCAAAATCTGTATTTGCAAGGGACTCCTACTCATCCCGAGAGCGCAATCTAGCCCCACCCTATAATATTATCATTCGTTACTATGACAACTGTAATCCTTTTCCTAATCGCTATGACACTAATCTTCACAGGATCCTATTGGTGGGCACTTCTTGCGTTGTTCATGGCTATCTCTGTAAGATTCACATTCATTGTTATTGGCTTTAGTACAATTCTTTTTGCATTGGCTATAGCTACAGGTTTTCTAAACTAAACTCTAGAAAAAAATTCCCGAGAAAAATTTTCACTCTAAAAGGTTGCTATGTATATTACCACTGAAGTTGAGGTCGATATCTCTGAGTTTGATACCGATGATCTCATTGAAGAGCTAAAGTCTCGTGATAGTGACTATGTCTATGGGAATAATGGTCTCATTGAAAAAATTTGGATCCTTCGTAGAGAGGGTAGAGACTATCAGGTAGAGTTGGATTTGTTAATCTACAATACAATCGGAAAGATTATATGAACGAAGCATTGAAAGCGATAGCGATTGAAGCAGGTGCACCAGAGGAAGTACTTAACACTCTATGGTTTAACATCTTTTGTCAAAAGTTTGCACACCTGATTATTGAAGAACTTGAAAAGGAAATTGTATAATGAAACAGTTATATTTGTCCAGACGTAATCTTCTTACCCTATTAAGTAAGTTAGATCGACTAGAGGATGGTGAAAGTACTGCATGCAGCATTATTAAGTATGCTAATCCAACTGATCCATATTGTAACACCATCGATAAGATTATGGTAACTGCAATTCCAGATGAATTGTTCTACACGAATCGTGCGCCTGGAGTTATGCATCCAAAGGAAGAATTAGCCCTTAGGAGTTGAAGATTGTTCACAGCCTTAATAATCTTTCTTTCCCTAATAGGATTACAAGCACTAAGTATTGGTGTGACCCTGTACTTTAACAGATTTGGAATCTATGGGAGTGGAACATGGTTCGGCAGTGTTAAATACTTGACTAACAAGAAAATGTAAAGGATAATATATGGTAGACTTTGAGGTGAATCAGGTTGGATCTCTAAGCGAGTTACGTCTTGCACGTGCTCTTGGAAGAGTGATTGAGGAAGAATTGCAAAAAGGTAATTCACTTCCCGATGAGATAATGAGAGCGTATACAGAACTGTATGCACATTGGCAGTGGCAAATTAGCAAAGAACTATCATGACCGAAAAGTATGGAATAACTGCAGACGACATGGCCAGATGCTGGTGTGGTCGATCTCCCACTGGCAAGTGCGATGGATCCCATACCTTTACCGATGACCAGTGGGCAGAGATTAACTATGAGTTTAAGAAAGATACCACTGGTTCTGCTCAAGACTCTTGGTTTAACAAGACCGATGATTACTGGAACAAGGATTTAAAATGATTACTGATATAAACACACTTGTATTAAAAATAGATGATTTATTAAGTAAAATGCTTGTTGATCATGACATAGATCCACTACATCTATCATCTATCATTCTTGCTCGTTTGGTAAGGATGAATCAAGAATTTGAAAGTCATGATGACTTTAATAAGATCATGAATGCAGCAATATTGAAAAGACCTGCTGATCATGAAAGGACACTACAATAATGTCTTACTCTCGTTGGGGTGGCTCTGCATGGTATGCATTCTACAATGTAAGCGAGTGCCTAAGCCTTTGGTATGATATGGCGCACACGATTGATCATACTTACGATGAGTGTCTTGATTTAACGGTATCGAAGATTATGGAGATTTATGGTTGCACAGAAACAGAAGCACTGGAAGCCATGAACTATGTTAGAAATTTTATTGAGGATAAAGTATGAGTCTTGATGTTGATTTGATGGTTACACAACCATGCTCTGTTTACAACGCAAACATTACGCACAATCTTAATACGATGGCTGGTGAGGTAAAGTTGTCCAATGGTATGACACTATATCAGGTGCTATGGCGTCCAGATGAGCAGGTTGGATTAAAGTTTGCTCGAGATATCTCAGAGTTGTTAGATGAAGGTTGGAATATTTTGCTTTCCGACCCAGAGAAATATAAGAGATATAATCCAGAGAATGGTTGGGGTGACTATGAAGGACTCTGTAATTTTGTTTACAAGTATCGTAACGCATGCTGGGATAATCCAGAAGCAGAACTAAGGATATCAAGATGATCGCATTAAGTATGGACTTTGAAACGGCAGATCGTATCACACGATTGACACTAACTGAGCATCGAGATCTTTTACAATATCAGTTGGATGAATACTACGCAACACAGGATAGCGAAAATCCTAAGTGGTTACATCCAGAAGATGTTGGTAAGAATCATCTCATGATCAAAAAGATGAATTACATCCTAGAATATTATGGTGGAGAATTATATGGCGAATGTAAAGCAAGGAAATATAAAGAGAGCACCTCAATGGTGGAAGCATCTGAGAGACTGGAAGCGTATTTTCTGGAAGTCGGAAAGAAAAGCGCAGAAGAAAGCCATCCAGAATGATTCGAGTAATTAAACATGCCTTACCACTAACACTCATGAAAGAGTGTTTGGTGGAATCGCAGAAGCAGTTTCTTGGTAAAGAACTAAGGACTAACTGTGGTTGGGGGCAGGAATTGGTGCAGGAAAGTTCACCAGTGTTTATCTACGATCTCCCCGATGAATCTTTAAAAGAATCGATAGTAAGGGTTATTGGATCTGTGAAAGAAGTTCCAGAATTCACTGATACTAATGTAATGTTCCACTACTGGACTAGAGGTTCTTATATTCCATGGCATACTGATGAGGGATATAAAGCTGGAATTACAATTTATCTAAATGATACATGGGGTCGTGATGATGGTGGATTATTTCTTTACCGAGAAAATGATGAGATTAAAGGATTAATTCCAGAGTTTAATATGATGGTAGTTCAGGTTGGAGGAACAGACCACACAGTAACTCCAATTATTCGAGTCGGTGCAATTCGTGCATCTATTCAAATTTTCTTAAAATAGTTGTTGTCTTTTATTCGGATCTGGGGTATAATATAAGTATGAAAGAACATATTGTAAACAAAGAAAACATATTCATCATGGGCTGGTATATTGATCCAGCACTGTGCGATATGCTAATCGAGTATTATAATTTTAATCCACATAAGTGGGAAGATGGTGTTACTAAGTCAGGTGATGTAGATCATTCTATTAAACACTCGACTGATTTACATTTAAACATCGATGAATTAATGCAAATGCAATATGCCAATGCATTACAAGAATGTGTTGCGTTATACATGGAAAAATGGAAAACTTCTGGGATGACTGGTGTTCTGCCAGTAGAAGGTATGAATATACAAAAGTATCCTGCTGGTGGTGGATTTAAAACATGGCACTTTGAAAGATCTAAAGCAAGTGAACCAAATTGCAATAGACACTTAGTGTTTATGACTTATCTAAATGATGTAGCAGAAGGTGGTGGAACAGAATTTGCCCACCAACGTGAAGTGCGTGGTACAACTGCATTAAAAGCAGAAAAGGGTTTAACAGTAATTTGGCCAGCAGACTGGACACATACACATAGGGGCATTGTTGCTCCGAATGAAGAAAAAATTATCGCAACTGGATGGTTGCACTTAACTGAGAAATGAAAATGAAAATCGCAATTTGTTCTGATGTACATTTAGAATTCGGTGACCTTATGTTACAAAACACTGAGGGTGCGGAAGTGCTTGTGCTTAGTGGTGACATCATGGTTACTGCTGATCTTGGCAAACCAGATCCACACAACTTCTTAGAAGGTGCTAAGAGTCAGAGATTTATTGACTTCTTTAAGCGTTGCTCATTCCAGTTTCCCCATGTTGTTTATGTTATGGGTAATCATGAGCACTACCATGGTGATTACGCCATTAGTGCAAGCAAAATTCGTACTATGTTAAAAGATCATAGTTTAGACAATGTTCACTTTCTTGAAAAACAAGTTTGGGATCATGGTGACTATCGTTTTGTCGGTGGAACACTCTGGACTGATATGAATGGTGAAGATGGCATGACCATGCAACATGTGTCACGTCGTATGAATGACTTTCAGATTTGTGAAAACAGTAATCGAGAGGTCAACTACAGAGTATTTGATGCTGATGATGCTGACAATAAGAAAGTTAAATTTAAGACTCGCCCAGCAACTTTGTCTCCAGAAGATGTAGTCGAAGATCATAAAGCAATGTTGACTCTGATTGATGAAACATACAAAGTCACTCCTCCATGGATGACAATGGTTGTTGTTGGTCATCATGCCCCAAGCAAAGGTTCTGAGCATCCTCGTTATAAGCATGATCAATTGATGAATGGTGCATACAATTCTAGACTTGAAGATTTTATTCTTGCTCGTCCAGGAATTAAATTGTGGACTCATGGTCATACTCACGAAGACTTTGATTATATGATTGGTAGCACTCGTGTTGTTTGCAATCCTCGTGGTTACATCAACTACGAAGAACGTGCTGATCGATTTGAACTAAAGGTAGTTGGAGTATGAATGTGCAACGCTATGTTAGAGATGTTACATTTGAGTGTGACAACCTTACATTGTGGGAAGGTATGTTACTCAAGGATATTGTCGAAGCATTATCAAAAGGAAAAAAAGTCAAAATTGAAACCGATGAAGAATTTGAAGCGAGAATAAAGCATGAGTGATTACAGACCAGACAAGTGGGTGATTGTTAAGATTACCTCTGACAAATATCCACCAGTCCATAAGGTGTTTGCCTGTTGGTATGGTGGATATCTTGGCTCTGATTCTTGGAAACTAAACAGTGGTATTACCAAGGCTACTCTTGAAGGATATGTTTATTCCTTTGAGGGTAGTTCTGGTTCTATCTATGAATGCCATGAAGATTCTTATGGAACAAATTTTTATGGTAGTGGTGTTCTTCAGAATATGATTGATAAGGCTGCATCGATTGGTGCCACTATTGAAATTCTTCCAGAAGAAACAAATTGGTTAGAGATAAATTATGAATAATCATTGGACAATTACACTTGAAGAAGATCCCGCAACAGGAGATCTGATTATGCCATTCACACCTGATATGTTACGTCAGGTTGGATGGGATCTTGGCGACACGCTAATTTGGGAAGATATGGGCAATGGCTCATGGACATTAACTAAAAAGGAAATTGATAATGCCGAAATTCACACTGATAGCTGAACACACAGACATATACGGAGAACCAGATGGTACTAAAGTGAACTATGAATTTCATGGTACATATTTACCAGAAATTCTAGAACATGTTGACTTATTCCTTAAAGGATGCGGTTTCAATCCAACTGGGACTCTTGACTATGTTCCTGATGAAGAATATTATGGTATACCATCTGACACAGAAGAATCAACATGGAATGATCATGGTGGTGGATCAACCATGGCAGATTATCCAGAATTGTATGATGAACAAGATTTAGTTAAAACAAAATCTAAACACTACTTTGATACTGAGAGGAATAAATGATGGGAATGCCACTTGATGTCATGATGTTTCAACAAGCATGCGATCAACAACCTTCAGAGAATAATGCATCATTATACATTAAACTGATTCAAGAAGAATATAAAGAATTTGTTGAAGCATGCAATAATGCTGATGAAGTAGAATCTCTTGATGCATGTATGGATATGATCTGGGTAATTCTGGGATATTGTCATATGAAACAACATAATGTTGCTGGCGCATGGGATGAAGTGCTTCGTAGCAATATGGCGAAAGTAGATCCGCTTAGTGGCAAGGTGCGTCGTCGTGAAGATGGCAAAATTCTTAAACCAGAAGGATGGAAACCACCTAATTTAACAAAATTTGTGAAAAACCTTGACAATAATTGAAATTTCAGGTATAATTACATTATGATTACACTTTACTTAGACATGGATGGCGTGCTTTGCAACTTTGACAAGGCATATCGCAAACTAGACCCCGAAAAAGCTGATCGAAAGAAGTTTCGTGAAGCTGTTTTCACATATAAAATCTTTGAAGATCTGGAATTTATGCCAGATACCACAGAATTAATGAACTATGTGTCAAAACTTGAAGGAATTACCATCGAAATTCTCACTTCAATGGGTACTTATGATGCAGAACAAGGAAATGCTGCAAGATATCAAAAAATGAGGTGGTTGGACAGCAAAAATATCCCTTATAAAGCCAATTTTGTTCGAGCCAAACAGGAAAAAGCGAATTTTGCACATGATCATGCGATTTTAGTTGATGATTCCATCGGTTGCATCACTCCATTCAATGCAAAAGGTGGTCACGGCATTCTTCACACAAAATCT